ATCAAACAGAGAATATTCGAGATATGCACCTAACGAATAGAGCATAAGCTGTGGGTTATTTTCCGCAAACACGGGTACACCTTTTCCGTATTTCAGATCCCTTACATATAAAGTTTTCCCATATACCGTTACGAAGTCGCACGTTCCGAACCCTTCGGGAACATATGCACTGAAATCTACTTTCTTTTCGATTGATGCCACTGCAGGTTTATCAAACGACATCATGAGCTCCTTAATATGTTCAAGATAGGCATCCGTGTAGGCATCCATTTCCTGCTTATACAGCTTGTTCGCCTTAAGCTTTTTCAGTCTGCTGTTGTAAGTCCGTGCACCCATCGGGCTTGTGTATTTTGTCAGCTTGAGTTCCGAAATCTCATGTGCCAGTGTTCCCTCCTCGGTATATTCTGAAGTTGTTTCAGGGAACAGTTCCTCAAGTCTTGCACTTGGGTTGCAGTTCATCCATCTTGACGCCCCGCTTGCCGAAAGCAGGGCATGATCCCTTTCCTTGTGGTTTATCATATTCTCACCCCTAATTCCCTTAAATCGTTCGCAAATGCGTCATACAATTTAGGGTCAAGTTCTGTCAGTTTCGACAGATTGTATTTCCCTTTTATCAATTCAGCTACCTTTGAACCTAAATTCATTGTTGATGCCTCGTGACATCCTGCCTTAAGCTGGTCGTAGCTCCACCCCTGTGTTTCCGTTGCAGGAGCTTCTGCTTCTTTTGATACTTCTTCTTGTAGTGTTTCTTCTTTTTTCTCGGGCTCCACTTTTACATCGTTCGTCTGCCAGTCTCCTGTTTCCTGCCTTGCATATTCTTCTTCTGCAGGTACCGGCTGCATAAATTTTTCAACTTTCCCGATTATATTTCCCGCAGAGCTTGATAGGACTGCAGTGTTTCCTAAAACTTTTAACGCCTTCGAAAAATTTTCTATTATTTTTTTACTTCCTTCTTCAATTTCAAAAATTATTTTTACTTCCATTATTCGTTCCCTCCGTTGTTTTTGTTATATTCTTCAGCAGATATCCATTCGATGTTGTCAAATGCGAACTCCACCATTTTGGTTATCACATCCACTTTGCTCCATCCTGTCTCATTTGACACGATGTCAAGCAGACTATGGGTGCTTGACCTTATTCTGATAGGTACTCCGTAATCCTTTTCATTTTTTATTATTTTCTTCGGTAATCTGAGTTTTTCCATCTGTCCTCCTATTCTCTTAATGCAAGTGGCATCAGCAGATACACCCACCTGATGTCTGTTTCGCCTCTTACAAGCACCACATTTCTTTCGTTCGACATTTCCATGACAGTTAGGCTGTGTTTAGATTTGCTTAAATAATCTATCAAAAATTTGACGTTCAGTGAGATTTTCAAGTATTCTCCTGTATGTATTGTGTATATTTTCTCCCTAAATTCGCTAAACTCATTTGATGCTTTTACTGTCAGACTGCCTTCGCTAAAATCACTGAAATCAAATATACCTCCGTTTTTTGCATCCTTATTATTCTTTGCAACGAGAATAGCTTTTTTAAGTGTCGCAAGGAAAACTTTAGTGTTAAGCATTACTTTTTTATCGTTTTTTAGTCCCTTGATTATCGTTTTATAATCAGGAAACGAAAGCTTAACCGGTTCTGTCCGTATGTTGACGCTTCCAAGTCTGAAATTAATCTTCCCACTGATATCCGTCATTACTAATACTGTTTCTTCAACCCCTTGTATTTTTGACTTCAGGGCTTTGATTAGCCCTTTCACTGCCTTCAGGGGGATACTGACAGATAAAGACCCCTGAGATTCCGTTATCTCTGTTTCGCACATGGCCAGTCTGTAAGTATCTGTTCCTACAGCTGTCAGTTTATTTTCTTCCGTTTCCAGTCTCACACAGTTTACCGCGAAGTTCTCGGGGTCACATGATGCTGAGAATTCCACTTTTTCTAAAGCTTCTTTAAGTTCCATTCTTTTTATTTTAAAATTTAATGATTCCACGATATCCTCTTTAAATCCCGGATTGTACTCGTGTAAAGGGATTTCAGAAGTGTAATTCTTTGCCATGATTTTTATTTTGTAATCGTAAGCTTTGATTAATATCTCTGTGTCGGGAGCCTGTTTTAATGCAGTCTTGAACATCTTACAAGGTATGGCCACCTTTCCTTCTTCCTCTACATGCCCGTTAATTCTGACTTTCGCACATGTCTCAGAGTCAGAAGTGAAGATTTCAATTCTGTTAATTCCGTCTGTCCTGATAT